TTATTGCTTGCGGCTTTGAGCTTAACGGGAGCGGCATTGGCCGCATCCCTCGTGCCGAATAACTGAAGTTTTACATCCCCGTAACGCCGTCTCTTTTCCCCCGGTGTAGAGGCGGCGTTTATTTTATGCTTGACTAATGCTCTTCTTTGGTTCACACTAGGTTTGTGTCTAAAAAAAATAAACGCAGAATACAAGACGTAGTGAGAAAGCACTTGGTTGCGCCCAAATACGAGAAGAAAAAATTCTGGGCAAAAGAGATGATGATCTTGAAAAGATTGATGCAGAAATATAATAATGAAGACTTTTGGCATAAAGTAAACTTCAACAAAGACCTTAACAGCTTTGCCCAGTTTTATGCGTTGCCGTACAACAAGATGCTGGAAACCAAATATCAAGAATTTCACCTCAAAATAGAAAACCCAAAACCCATCACCGTAGGTAAGAAAGTAGGGGCTGACCGCGTTATTCCTCAAACAAAAACACTCAAAGATTTTCTCAATGGCTAAAACAAAGAAAGAAACCCCGAAGGGGCTATCCCCAAACGATTTAATTAAATCTTTTTTAAAATCTACTGAAAAAGATCACTACAACTACGAAGAAAGCTACGACTATCAAGTATCAAGCGGTAGCCTTAAGCTGGATTTTGAGCTAGGAGGCGGCTTTGGGCCCGGCCTACACCGCTTTACCGGAGTTAACGAAGGGGGAAAAACCTCTGAAGCTCTAGAGGTAATGAAAAATTTCCTACAAACAGTTCCTAATTCTCGAGGCTTTTACATTAAAGCTGAAGGGCGCTTAACGAAACAAATGAGAGAGCGCTCCGGTATCAATTTTGTTTTTAATGAGGACGAATGGGAAGTGGGTAATTGTTTTGTATTCGAGTGCAATATTTACGAAACCGTAGTGGAGGCCCTAAGATTATTGGTGGGAAAAAATGCGGACGACACACGCTATTGTTTTGTTTTGGATTCAGTAGATGGTTTGATTTCTAAAGGCGATACTCTCAAAACATTCGAAGAGTCCAGAAAAGTTGCGGGTGGCGCTGTTATTGCTGCGGACTTCATGAAGCGCGTTAGTATCGGGCTAACCAAACGAGGACATATGGCCCTTTTTGTTTCCCAAGTTAGAGCTGACATTCAACTTGATCCTTACACGAAAGCCCCTATTCGCCAAACGACAGCAACCGGAGGTAACGCTTTGTTGCATTTTGCTAACTTTATTTTAGAATTCGAACCACGATTCAAGAAAGACTGGATTCTCGAAAAGCCTACCGAAAAACATGATCCCGAAAAAAATAAAATTATTGGACACTATGCCAAAATCACAGTCAAGAAAAGTCCTAACGAAAAAACAAATGCGGTTATCAAATATCCCATTCTTTATGGAAGAAAGAAAGGTAAGAGCATTTGGATAGAAAAAGAAATTTTGGATATGTTATTTCTTTGGGAATTTGCACACAGAAAAGGTGCGGGATGGATAGAATTTGACCCTGAATTGCTTAATATAATGTCAGAAGCAAAAGTAAGTTTCCCAGCAAAAATACAAGGCGAGAACCAGTTTGACAAATTTCTTGAAGAAAACCCTGTGGCTAAAGAATACCTAGTAGATTACTTTAAAAAGATGGTAATCTCACTATAAGATGACCTTTAAAACCCTACTAGGTAAAAGGCGCAAGATCAAACGCCCTGTTATTTATTTAATTAATTGGGAAAAAAATAGCCGTAGCAAACTACAAACTAAAATTAAAGATTTTTTAAAAGTTTTTTGGGACGGCGATGTAGTTTTCGAGGAGTTTCCGGTGGTAGGAACCCGTCTGACCTTAGATTTTTATAACGCCACCAAGAACATAGCTATAGAGGTACAAGGAAAACAGCACACCAAATATAATAAATTTTTTCACAAAGGGAATAAAATGAATTACTTAGACCAACTAAAAAGAGATGATGAGAAGTTAGCTTTTTGCGATCTTAATTTAATCAAGTTGGTGGAGGTTCACGAGGGTCAAGTTGATTTTGACGAGCTCCATTGCTCTATTTTTTAAAGAGAGGTGTAATTTTATATAAAAATAATGCCAGAAGACGTTCCAGATAATTTACCAGAAGAATTTACCATTCCCAATAGCTTCTTAGATAAGCTGTTCGAATTTACAGGCGATGGCGACGATGGAGGTTTTATTCTTGCATATGTTACCCAAGATGGGCGCCCCTTGATACAATGTAAAATTGGATCTCAAATTGTTGAGATGGGACTTCGAAAGGCTCTTGAAAAGTTTTTAGATGATATGGAACTAGGGGAAAGAGCCCTATCTGAAGATAACCAATTATAGCTTGACTTCTGGTCTGATACAAGTTACAGTTGTAACTGTATGATATTCTCTTTAGAGCTTGAACAACATTTACTTTCTGCGCTGATTAAGTACCCAGCCAAGTACGGGAATATCGCAAGCTTCATTAATGAGAACGATTTTTGTGCTGATGAAAACTCTATAAACAAAACAATTTTCTATGTTCTTCGGCAAGCCCTTGAGAACGCAGAAAAGATGGATGAGGTGCTTTTGTCACAGCGAGTGGATGCGCTTAACATTAGTTTTCCTAGCGACATTAAGATTTCCGATTACATACACTCCCTTGCACTCCGCAAAGTTTCCTCAGATAACGTAGAAAAGATAGCCCAAGAGTTAAAAAAATATACAGTTAGACGTGAGATTTTTGAAGGGGCAAAAAAAGTGGCTGACTCTATGCGCAAAATGTCACCCTCTGTGCCTTATAACGACATCATAGAGAGCGCAGACAATACCTTTAACCAAAAAATAAACTTCTTTGATGCTGGCCCCAACAGCCCTGTTAATATCTCGGACGAGATGGAGGAATGGATAGAAGTTAGAGGTAATAACCCCGTTACCGAGTTTGGCCTCATGAGCCCGTATAAGCGCCTTAATGATATTTATGGCTCATTGTTACGTCCGGGTAATATAACGGTCGTAGTGGCCCGCTCAGGTGTCGGCAAGACCCGTTTTTGTATGGACTTTTGTACTAAGGTATCTTCTGAATACGATGTCCCTGTGTTGCATTTTGACAATGGGGAAATGTCTAAAGAAGAGTTGATTGTGCGCCAATGTTCCGCGTTAAGTGGAGTATCAGCCAACCTATTAGAAACAGGTCAATGGAGACAGGCGGGGGAGGAAATTGTTAATAAAGTTCGTGCTGTTTGGAAGGAAGTAAAAAAGATTAAGTTTTACTATTACAACGTAGGAGGAATGAGCGTCGATAATATGACGGCTACCTTGCGTCGCTTTTATTATTCTAAGATTGGCCGCGGAAACCCCATGATTTTTTCTTTTGATTATATCAAAACTACATTTGAAAACAATGGCGCAAAATCAGAATGGCAAATTGTCGGAGAGATGGTAGATAAATTTAAAAAGACTATTCAAAAAGAAATTTTAAGTGACGGTGGCCCCGTTATCCCAATGATTACTTCTGTACAAAGCAATCGCCAAGGTATCGTTAACAATCGTCAAGCGCAAGACGTCATTGACGATGAAAGTATTGTCTCTCTGTCAGATCGCATCACTCAATTTTGTTCTCATATGTTCATCTTAAGACAAAAAACACTAGACGAGACAGCTAACGAACCAAATTTTGGCACCCATAAACTAATCAACGTAAAATCTCGTCACCTAGGCTCTGAATATATGAGAGCCATTAATCCCGTGAGAATGCCAGATGGCTCTTTGCGCAAAAATGCTATCAATTTGCAAATGGACGGCTTTAATGTGGAAGAGCGCGGGGATATGGTTGATTTAGTTAGAGCTCTGGATGTTAACGGGGAGCTTGACGCTGACGACAATATCGTTGACGATTTTATCCCTGAGCTTCTACGCTAATGGAAACTGAAGATATCAAAGAAGTTTTAATTGAACTAGGCTTTAAGTTGCGGGACAGAGGTCCGTATTGGCAAACCAACGCGCTGTGGCGCAACGGCGACAACTTTACCGCCGTACAGATATATAAAGATTCCGGCGTGTGGCGCGACTATGTTGACGATACTTCCTTTTTGCCCTTTCAGGCTTTAGTGGAAAAAACCCTAGGCACTAAGGAAAAAAAAATAATATCTCGTTATATCCAGCCTTCTGGCGAGGCCAAATCGCCTAGCACTTTTGAAAAGGAGGATCAAAAAGTTAAAATACAGATGGACGAAATCTACTCGTTGGAATACTTATCTAAACTATTGCCTCATTTTAAATTCTATAACGATAAAGAAGTCTCAAGTTCGACACTAAAGCTCTATAAAGGAGGCCTAGCTACCGCGGGCAAGTTGAACGGTAGATTTGTTTTCC